TGCACGGCGAATAGGTCCACCACGGTTAAAATCATCTAAAAATACTTTTACCACCATGCCATCAACATCAACCGATGCCTGCGAGTCAGTGACCTCTGCGGGTGTACCGTTTTTAATAATTTCAACACTGACTTTTCCAGTCGCACCCTGATTTAATTTATGCCGGGGGTCGTTACGAGTAAGCACCTCTTCGCCACGCTCCAAAATAGTGGGCACTTCATTAGGCTTTAACCCAGCAATGCCACCGGTATGGTATTTTCTTGCACCTAAAAAAACAGCGGGGTTTACGGTTTTTATGGCCGCGGTTCCACTGCCAATAATGCCACCGGTGTGCGCGCTTCCAATACCAATACCAAGACCTGGTAAAATGGCACCAAACAAAGGTGCAGTAATCGTTTGTTGAATAGCTATACGCAATAAATCACTAATAATAGAATCAGCTAAGCTTTTAAAATAAAGCTTGCCTGATTGCACCATATCGGCCAGCGTATTGGTAAACTGATCACCCCATCCGCGGGTGGCTGCAATTAGCTCTTTCATGGTGTCTGAACCTGTTACAGCAAGCTCATCAAACTCTTCATTAGCATTAAACACAGCACGACTGTAAGTATCCCAGTCAATTTTTCCCTGTTCTAAAAGCAGATCCAAATTAATTAATGAGTCGGCCAATCTTTCTTGCTCCGTTCGGGTATCTGCATATACCTGAGCCGCTTCACGCTGTACATCATTAGCTTCTTTCTGGATTTTAATTGTATTTATGGTGTCTTGTGCTAACTGCAGCTGTGCAGGTGAGGCGCCCAATAACTCAAGCTTATAAAGCTTAATTTCTTCTGCCGTTTTTCCAAAATTATCGGACTGCAGTTTTAAAGCATCATTAATGGCTTTTATTTTTTCTAATTGTTTAGGGTCCACGGCAGGGGTGCTATCTGCATTGCCAGGTTCAGCTGTGGCGGAATCATCTGTGCCCGTTAGCTCATTAACAATACCCTGCATTTTCTCTCGAATATCAACCACACGTTGCTGCAGCGTCTTTAACAGTTCGGTTGTTTTATCTGCGGTGTTAACATTAACAAGGCCAAATTCAAGTGCACCTTTCAGCTCTTCTGAAAGTGATGCATCCTGGCTTATAAATGCCTGTAAAATTTCAATCTGGTCTGTTGTGTGGCGAAGCTCATTGGTGTATTTTTCAAGATCTTCACGCTGTTCAACCAGCGGGTTGCCATCGATGGCTTGCGACCATCGCTCCATAGCAAAAGCAATATCTTTTGTTAACCCCAAAGATTTATCAAGCCTGGCCACCATTGCAGTTAAACTGGTACCCAGCCTTGTCGCCGCACGCCCAACAGATAAAGGTATTTCCTGAAACTGCTCAGAAATTTCAGGGGCTTGCTTTAACAATGCATCAAACACATCTTTAGAAAGCACTTTTCCATCAACCACAGCACGACGAAGCTCACCTGTGGTTTTACCCATGCCCTTGGCTATGCGATTTGCTACCTCAGGTATATTTTCCAGTAATGAGTTAAATTCTTCTGCGCGAAATACGCCAGCCGATAAGCCCTGGCTAAACTGCAATAAACCGGCATTTAAATTTTGGTCGGTTGCACCTGAAATAACACCGAGCTGCTGTACCAAATTAGTAAGCGAAATCATTTGATCATTAGTCGCTTGAAGTTCGGGCCCAGATCTAGCCAGATTCTGAAAAAGTGAAACAGTCGTTCTTAACTGCACACCATTTGCCTGTGATACTTCAAATAATTCACGACTCACTTTTACATAATCACCGGTTTCACGGGTAGCGGTTTTTATGCGTTCCTGCAAAACGTTATACGCATCAGCCTGCAGCACAACGCGTTTAGCAAAATCAAATGAAAAGTAAGCCGCCACAGCACTGCCCAAAAAACCAAAACTTTTACCCAGTTTATTGACTTGAGAATCGGTTTTTCCAGATACAGTGCCCGTTTTTTTTATTTCAGACGAGACTTTTTTCAGGTCATTTGATGCCTGCTTGATATCGGCCTTAACGCGAATTAAAAACTCTTTATCAGTCTGCATATTGCTGTCTTATTTTTTCCGCTATCGGGCTTATTTTCCCCACAAAACTCACGCTTAAATCTTCCAGGTTATCAGCTCGGTTTAACGCGGCTCTTCTTTCTGCCAGCGTGTAAAACAAACCAATTTGCCGGGCGGTGTAAGTGTTAATAGCTTGCATACTGTGGCCGGTTTCAATTAAGCGGCTTATTATGCATCCGAGGCTTGCGCTTGCTGCTGAGTCTCCATGTTCTTCAGTAGCAAGCGATTTATAAAAAAACTTTTATTCACGCTCCAAAAAGTCATTAACAGCGATTGCCCTTCAGAGTCGGTTAATGTTTCAAACCACTCAACCGGCATGGTGCTGCTTATCGACATTAAATGAATAAGCAACTCGGCATGAGCATCAAAAACAGATGACATAGCGCTAAAATCTGCATTTTCATCCGTAAAAAAAGAACTTAAGTCTTTTATCATCGGTTGAGCAATAGCGTTAATTTTCATTCCCTGAATAAAGCTAAACTCTTTTACAGTAATCACTTCATTCTTTATTTTTACTTCAATATTCGGGAATAAAACGTCTGCATCATTAGTTTGCTTTGGCACTGGCATCACCTTTTGTAGCTTCGGCTTGTTTAGTTTTAAAGAGTTTTTCTGCTTGATCCGGGCGCACCTCAATAACATCGCCTACTGCACACGGTTCGCCGGCATGAGTGTGATTATCAGTTAGCAATTTAACTGAAACCTTTTGTGCCTCTTTTTTATCTGAATTCATTGTCTTTTCCTCTAAAGGAAGCTGGCTGCACACGCTTAATGTGTGCAGCATCGCTCAAGTGGCTTTTGGGTTATTCGTTGTTTATGGCCTGTTAGTCTTCAATCTTCCAACCAAAGAACTGATCACCCGCGGCACGCAATGAATCTTTTTCAACAATACCGGTAATAGGAATTTCAGCTGCATCGGTTGTTATCATGGATAAAACACTGGGGTCTAACTTAATTTTGTAAATTTCACAGCGGGTTTGTTTATCGTTATCGGCGGTGTTTTTTCCCGCAAACACCAGGTATTTGTCCAGGTTATTCGGGTTAGCCGATAAGTGGCCCTGCGCTGCATAAGCGTAATCAATTAACAGTGCCTGGGCTTCTGTAATGGAGCCGCTTGAAAGTATTTCTACCATGCCTTCATCGGCGCTTAGTGCATAGTCTGTGTCTAGCACATAGGTGGTTGTGCCTGCGCTATCGGTTACGACCACTGCGCTCACTTTTGTATGCTCGAGTGAAATAAATTTATCTAAATAGGCGGTTTGCGCTTCATCAGTTACGGTGCCCGCGACTTTAGACGTTAAATCTGCATGCAGCGCAATGGCTAAGTGCTCTTTCTTTACTGAGCGCATGCTAATCGATAAATTATACTGAGTCCGGGTGGTCCAACTGGCACCAACGCCACCAGCGCCCGATACGTTTTCAATAACCTCGCCCTTTTCTATTTGTGGCGTAAGTTCAGCTGAGCTCACATCACCCACAAAAACTAAACCCGTTGGGTTACCGTTAACATCGCGATCAGCAAGAAACAACGGACCTTGCCCACGAAAATATTTACTGTCAAATTGTTCAGGCATCGCCTTATCCTCTTGTTAATATGAATTTTGCAGTGGTGGCCCTGCATCAACCGATGCTACAAACCAACCATAGGGTTTATCTAATTGAGCTGATTGCTCTACGTTTTTTAACGAAAAACTTAAACCATCAACACCTAACCTTAGAGCGGCTTTTAGCTCTTCTATAAAATCTATTTCAGCATTTTCAACATCAAGGCTGCTTGCCGCTTCTGCTAACTTCAAATGCCCTATAAGCAAAAGGCGCTGTGTACCTTCTTTGGCTACCATGCCCAGTGATTCGCTGTAATTACCCTCACCTTGCGAAGCAATCATTAAAACACCGGCGTTAATTTCAGCCTCTTCATGATCATCAAAATGCATTAGCTCACGTTTAATAATGCGTGTAGATAGCGCAGTAACAAATGCCGTTTCAATGGCATCGAGGCGATCATCCATTCGCTCTAAAACGATTGGGCCCATTGGCATTAGCCGCCACTCTCACTAATCGCGTTGCTAATCGCTTTATTAATACGGGCCTCTGCACGCTTTGCATTATCATCAAACGCTGGCTGCATATAAGGCTGTGGCTTTGTGCCGGTAACGGCTATTTTTCTGGCAATTAACCAGGCAACATCACGCTGAGTTTGTCCGATTTCCCTGGGCTGAATGCCAGCGACTTTTACCCAATCTTCAATATTGTCTACCGGGGGTAATTTGCCAGAGGCAACACCTGCAGGGCCATAAACACCCGTGCCCCGTTCAACCGCCTCAGCATAATTAGTACCAGGTGCAACCTGCCCCTCAAGTGTTGATATTTTTTTTGAGCGAATTGATTGCACCAATGTGCTAAAGGCTTTAGATGCGTGCTCCCTGGCACTTCTTGCCATTTCTCTTATGGTTCGAGTGATGGCTTTATTTAAATTAGCCTCAAGCTTATCCGGTGCTTTTAAAATAGCCTGTTGCAGTTTGTTTGCATCAATGGTGAGCTCCATGCCATTCATGCAGTCATGCTCTCAAATAATTTCATTAAACCTTCAGCCAATGCGGCAGGGGTGCCATTTTTAGGCATCGCCCCAACACCAGAGCCGCCTAATTTAATCGGCTTAGTTACGCCCCGGGCGGCCAGTTCTTGCATTGCTTGCGCGGCTGCACGAATTAAAAGCAAATCTCTATCAGCAACATCAACTGTTGTGTCGGCTTCAATGACTGAAATCACATGAAGAGCACGGTAGTAAAACCTATATTGATCACCCAAATTAAAAATTTGTGCAGCCGAGGGTGCAGGCTCTAGCGATATTGTTTTACCTGTACCACTACCAAAAACTGTTACAGAAGGCGCAGGTCCTGGGTAATTGCTATTCCATGGCTGTCGTGTTCTGCGCTCTGCATTTCCCCATAATGGAAAATCCATCTTAAAAAAATTGGCAGGGGCTGAATATTCGCCCACATCAGCAGTCAACGTAATGGATCCCATCTGACGATATGGTCTAACGCGGGAAACATCACCTAATGCGAAATCAAGCTGACGCACAAAATCTGTATCATCCGCTTCAAATTTATTTGCAGAATCATTCAGCATTTTTTTAAGGTCATCAACCAGTGTTGTCTGGTCCATTGCGCCCATAATTAACCCAACGCTTTCATTATAAAAAAAACAACAACGCCACCAATAGAAACAGAAAGAACATGCCCAACAACCCGCTCGTAAACTTTCCCGCTTTTCGCTTCCAGCTCTCGAATACGATTTTCATGATCATCATTTTCAAGCCCTATACGGTCTATTTTTTCCTCAATGCGTCGAATATCGCCATCAATTCTTATTAAATCAGTCAGCGACTGATTTACCTTTTTAAGCTCATTATCAATGCCCGATAAATTGCTCGTGAGTGCATCAACTTTCTGATTTAAAACATCCAATTCACTGCTCATGTTTTGCCTTTTAGATAAAGCCTTTAGCCTTGCGAATATTAGCTATTTGCTTTATCTGCTATTAACTCATCAATAGCCGTAAGGTAATCGGGCTGCTCTGCATAGTCTGCCTTTAAAGACTCAAGTTCAGCAGCGTCAAATTCTGCAAAATCAGCCTTAAAAACATCAACTGCACGCCGTTGTTTTTCTGCATCAACGATCACAGCAAAAACACTTTCTGCAGGAAAATCTTGTTCAGCCAATTCAGCGTCACCCATCACTGAAACGAGCGCGAGAAATTCATCGGCGGCTTTATCACCTTCAAGCGACTGGCTTGCACGGTTAACGCGCTCTACAGCAATTGCATTAACAACACCAATGCGGGGTTTGTTTTTAGATTTTTCACCCGTATCAACTGCATCCAAATCTTCAGGGCTTAAGCTGGGTAATGCTTTGGTTAAATTAGCAACTGAAAGCTTTAATATGTCTTCAATATTTTTGCTCAAATCAGTTTTCTTAAAATCAGCATCGGGATTTTCGGTTGATACATCTAAATAAGATTCATCAACTTCACGGGTTTGGCCAGGCCAGATGGTACAAGGGCCAATATGCTGAATTTTTTTTGAATTATTTGTATAAGGAATTTTTTTCACGATTCAGTACCTTTTGTATATCCGCCAAATTAGGCGGATATATCGGTTTAGGTTGAGTTCGATTAACGACCAGTGAAGCTATAAGCCAGCACAGAAGTCAGGCGATTACGAATAGGAGTGGGTACCTTAATCGCGCTGTACTCTTCACCGTAAGCCTGTTTTTTACCAATGGCGTTACCGTTTGAATCAACCGCTTCAAATGGCTGTCCGGTCACAAAGGGTTTTGCAATGGTGTAAGTCATGGTGCCGCGCTGGCCAAGAATGGTCCGCTCATCGCCTAAATCAATGCCCGGGGCATTCGTGCCGAAGGATGCAATACCTTTCACCATATCCAGATCACCGTCGTTATTAGTGTCTGAACCATCACGTTTACTTTGTGCTTCAAAGTTATCAGCATTGGTATACGTGTTGTTCATGGTGGGGCTCATCAATGCAAAGTTTGGGGTAATAAAACGGTCTGATAACATCAGTGCTTTACGGCTGCCCATGGCACGAATTAAACCATTTAGGTGCTTGCCAATTTCAGTTGAACCGTTGTCCAGGTCGAATTTTTCAACATTAGTTGCATAGCTGTAACTAATATCATCGGCACCTGCCGCAGATGCCGGAGTAACTGCCACACCGGATTCATCAACAAACTGAACATAACCCAGGTTGTAGTTAATCACCCGGTAATAGTTACCCGCAGACTGATTACCAGAACCATCATACTCAGCAATAACCACGCTGTTTAATCGCACAACAATGGGGTTTTCAGGGCTGCCTACTGCAGTACCCTTTAAATCACGTTGTTGATGTTGGCGTACAAGAGGAAATTCCACTGTTTTCATTATGCTGGTTGAACCATCAAGCTGTGCATCCAGTGTTTCATTACTGATAGTAAGTGCTGCATAAGCATCAGCTGAACGTTGTAGCTCATTACAAATGCGACGAGCCACGAGTTCACGCATAACACGTGCATTGCTTTCAACATTGCGGGCATACGCATCCCAGTTAATGGCGCTGGCACGCGTAAAGTGCATGACTTCATTTGAAATAAGAAATGCAATTTTCATGGGTAAGATATAAGCAAGATCCATTTCCTGCGAAACACTGGCACGATGAATGGCCGCACCTTCGTACACAATGCCATCATTTAGCACGTTACTTGTGTCACGAGTTTCATAAGGAATATTGGTTGTGCCCGTTGCACCAAAATCAGTTAGCGTTTGCACTAACTGCAAAACGTTAGTGTCAGATAATGCCTCACGAATAACGGTGCGCTGAAAACCAACGGGCAGGTTTGTATCACTGGTTGAACTCTCACCACCGGCCAGTAACTTAGCTTCATTGTGCAGCTCACGCGCATGCATGCGGTCAAATTCTGAAAGCACTCGCTCACAGAAAGGGTGAAGTTTTTCAGATAAATGAATTAAACCATTTGCATGGTGAGAGGTACCTTGCAGTCCGGTAATAATACCTTCCTGCAGCTTATTGATATTGTTTGAATCGTCCACACTCAAGTGCACACTGCCAGCCGGTGCATTGGCATAACCCATGCCCTGCAACTTCGACTGCACAACAAACTGCTGACCGAGCGCAATTTGTTGCAAGGCTAACGATTTAACCTGGTCCGGTGTCATTGTTGCGGTAATTAGCTTTGAAGCTTCACCCAGTGTTTTCATGAGTTCATCGGGTGCACCCTCAAGCTCTTTTGCTTCGCTCAGCTGTGCTGTAAATGCATCAACATTGGTTTTTAAGCTGGCTTGCGATTGCGCCAGCGTTTTAGCTTTATCTTTATCGTGCTCAGCAAGCATTTTAGCGACATCATCAGCGCTGAGTGATGTGCCCATATCAAGGCCAGAGAAATCAAGTTTAATGTCTTTATTGCCTTTTTCTAGCTCTTCAGCCAGCACTTTGCCCTGGTCAACAAACGCTTCCATCAGCGTCATTTGAATTTCTTCATTCGCCGCGGTTTTTGCAACACCTTCAAACGTTTGGATTAACTGCGTCATAATATGTTCAGCAAGGTTAAACGCACCCAGTTTTTTACGTAACATTGCCATTAATTCTTTTAAGTTCATGTTCATATCCTCATGAATAATATTTTTAATTCGTTCTGATAAATAAGTAGGCACAGGACCTAAAGCGTCTTCTGAAAGCTGAATAGGGTCTAAATGCTTTATTACAGGACGAGGCGTTAAACCCGCACCTAATAACGTAGGGCCATGTTCTTCACGTGCCTCGTTATCAACGAAATTATCGTGAAACTCCGCAGACACATAAATAAAACCCTTTTTCTTTATTGCTTCAACGCCGTACTCAGTGAGTTCAACTTCACCGCGCAGTTTGCCTTCTGTAACAAACAACTTGCGGAAAAATCCAGCAGCACCATTACTTGCATTGTGTGCAACATCCAACACAATTTTTTGCCCATAAGCATCGTTTTTAAAGTTACTCACCATGCTATCTAACATAGTGCGTGTAATTTCAAACTCGCCATAACGTGGGTCGTAAAACTTACCCGTCCGGGTAACTGTTAGTGTGGTAACGCGTTTACCTTCTGTAAGGTTCACAACATCAGCACAAAACCGACGTACCCCATCCGGGGTAATTGACTCAAGTTTAAAAATACGAGTTGGTTGCATTAATTTCGCTCTATATCAGCCATAAAAAAAGCCGGGCAGACTTTCGTCTTACCCGGCTTTTTGGCTAAAAACCATTTACCTTTTTGGTAGGTTATAATGTATTAAAAATTTAAAGACAACTTAAGGGACGGTGTTGTCGTAAAATGGTTTTCAATTAATCTAATTTTTAACTTATAAATTCTTCAGGCTAAGTGGGCCGTTACGTGATTGCAACCCTTGATCAATATGCGAAACCAAATCAGGTAACGGCTCACCTAGCGTTTCAGGGTTTGCGCCAGTCCACCACTTAATGCCGCCGCCGTAGGTGTCACTATTTGCGACCAATTCATCAATATCAAGATTACCAAACGCGGCGATAATTTCCGCGACAGATGCCGAGAAATTCTTTTTATCTGTGGCTTCTGCTTCATGTGCGACATTCCAAGCTGCCAATGTATCGTAATCAGTACCTTGATAACTAAATGCATCCGCAGGTAACACCTGATCTGTATAGTAATTATTATTACTTAATGTGAGTGCGTCACCAGCATCTACTAAAGCAAACATTCCTGGCTTAATCATGCCCAAATATATAATGCTGTTATTGATTGATTGTCCTGCGCTATTAGCGGTGCCACCTTGTTCACGAGCCCATGTGCCGTAAGGTTTAGTTACAGTTCCGTCCATTGAGTTAGGTGTTACAATGGCAAGGTTATTCGCCATAATTCCGCCAGAGTTACCTTTATAGCTGTAAATAACACCGTAGCAGTCGTATATAAAATTCCCTACACTTTGTACTTCGTCACTAGTACAAAGGGAGTGCATTAATGGTGAGTGGAACCCATGAATAATATTACGGTATGCTTTCCCGCTAGGCAGTCCACGCATTGTCAATCCATGTGGTGATACCCCGGAACTTACAAGTGATGCAGGTAATAGACCAGCGAATTCATTATCATGTACACGTGGATTAATCATGAAGTCTATCGTGGTGTCTGCTCCTATACTACATGCATCGCCTGCTGGACAATTAAATTTAATATCGTTATATCTCACGATTGGATTAATTGCCTGTCTGTTTACGGCATCTAGTCCTACTATTAGTATTCCATATGCGCTGTTTGCTGTTGCTGTACCTACTACAGTGTGCGAGCAATACTCAATTAGCATCTCGTCTATGCCCTGTAGTTCTATTGCTCTAAATGCTCCAGATATATTTGCTGCTGTAACAATGCCCGTTACATTCCGTACTTTGGTAGAAACTGCATTTGCAAAGTTACCTTTTCTTAATAATATACCGTAGAATCCAACTGAGGATTGTCCAATGACATTGTTAAAATGTACCCCATCAATAGTTATGTCTACGGTTGAGTTTGCACCCATAGTAGCTGCACCATATATTAAACTTGCAGTGTATATACCACTAATTACTATATCGTTAATTACTATTGTGCCGTTTTCTTGTTGTAGACTTATTACTTGTGCCGTTGTGGATGCACCGATAAATTCTAGCCTGTTTAATGTAACATTCTTCGATACAATACTCGAAGACATCACCATCATTGCAAAACTGATACTATCAGAACTAAATTTCAGATCATTTATTGTTGTCATAACCGTGCTATCTGCGCTCAGCTCTATTAAAGAGCCCCCGCTAGCACGCGACAGAATAGCTCCGCCACCGTTAGCTCCAAATCGCGTATTTACTGTAATCCCTTTACTTATTGACCACGCAAAGCTAGCTATGTATGTGGTTGTTCCCAAACCAGCTAAATTCTCGTCAAAGTTGTATATATCACCATCAACCTCAACAATAGAATGTATTCTACTTTCTGGGTAACAGTTAGCATCTGTCCAATCATCAACAATGCTAGGGCCGGTTGTTTTTGTGCCGGTTAGTTTAAAGTTATAATTAGGCATGCCCTAACCCTTCTGTTGAAATTGAACTACAGGATTTCCAAAAATTGATTTTATTGAAACATGAGACGCTAATTCTGGAACTCGCTCACTCCCAATTTCACCCGCCTTAATAATTACTTGCCCAGCATCGCGACTTGCTTCAGCATCAGTAAAACCTACTCCAAACCCAAGCAAACAGTACTCGGCCGGAACCTCAGAAAGACTCTTGTACTCAATTGCTTTAACCCCTGTTGCAAGCGGATATGTTGCCACTCCACTCAATGGAGCAACTTCTGTTGTAACCAAATCAAAGTAAGATGATGGAGCCAGTCCTGCATCTAATATATGCACTGCGCCTGCACCGCTAATTTTCAACCATCGATGCTCAAAAACACCAGCACTCACCTCATGCAAACCCGCAATTAACTTAGTTAAATCTATTCTTGGCAATTTCATAATCTTCTACCATAAAAAAAGCCCGGTGCTATACAGCAACCGGGCTTGTTAACCTTGTTCGGTAAGTTTAAATTAATAAAAAAATTAAGACATGATAAGGGACGTTATTGTCATAACGGTTTTAAGCAAATCGGCACATTCACCCAGCGCTTGCATTTGCATAATGCATAACTTAAGTCTTTGCCTGGCTTTACGCATCTCGATTTAATAGCTTCACCGTCATAAAGCACGTGCCCACACTCACACTTAACCTGCTCAACCTGAACTGGCTTAATGGGTACTGTATTCACTTGTCACCACCTTTTTTGGCACGTTCTAGCCATTCTTTTGCCTGCGCTATGTGAATATTAACCTCTTCTGTTTGTGCTAGTGCACGAAGCTCTGTAAGCCATTTTTCAATGTCTTCGGGCTTTGAATATGGGGTAACTGGTGGGTCTATCATTAAAAAATTATCTTTCATTACAAGGCCTCATTAAATAAAGTTTCGGCTTCTGTGTATATATTTGCCATTATATCATCACCTAAGTCATTGAGTGTTTTGCCAACAATGCCGTTATTAAAAGTGGCTTCATAATCCATATAACGCGAGCGATGCATAACTACATTTTGCACATGAGAATGTATTGCACTGGCTTGCTCACGGGTTAATGCACCTGAGTTTATTTGCGGCCATATAGTATCAGTCACTGCTCTGTTTATGTTTTGCTCTACATTGGCCATGGTTCCAAAGTTACTGCTTACCCTGGCACTAAAAATGGCACCATCATGCCCTGCCGCAGTTATGATGGCAGAGCCTGGGTGAGCTCCCACTTTCAAATCAGCATATGAGAGTGATGTACTCGATGGGTGGTTATGTATGAGCGCTATGCTTCTATCACCTCTGCGAATAAGGGAAACTTCTTCTAAGGTAAAACTCACATAATTAACCGCATGGGAGGTTTTTTTAATAAGCTCTTTGCCCGTTGCCTGGTCAAATGCCACCAGGTGCTCGTTACCTGTGCTTAGCCCATTATCAACCACATATTTTACAGCTTCATCTGTATGGGTTACGGCGGTACTTACCGGGTTAACCAGCTTTAAATCGGCCGTGAAAATACCTTTTTTCTCAAAGCGTTTTTTTAATATTCGCCACGGCGTTTCTATTTCATTTTCTGCCAGCAAGCCTTTTCGTAGTGCGGCCACTTTTTGTGGTGCCCCGAGTACACCACGTTGAATATTTAACGGTTGCTGTTTTAGCCAGTCAATTCTGTTTATTTTTTCAGCTTTATCATCTGCTGTAATTTCATCTTTAAATACAATTTCAACATAACTTAATGTGTTTGGATGAGCTGGCCATGGTGTGCGTTGGCGGCTGGGGTAAACACCAGCGCCCAGGCCATATTTATTAACCCGTGCATGCATGTTGCAAATATCTGGCTCGGGGTGGCGTGGGCTGAGTAAATAGCGCCAACCGCCAAAGTCTTCATCTTCTGCACCCGATGCCATGTAGGCCTCACCATGTGCGCGGTTTATTTCAGTTCGAAAAACACGCATTGCATTATGCCGGGGTGAGCCCTGGCCGGTAAGTAAGGCTCTTGATGCTGACCTGCCTACGGTGCTGGCATTGGCATTGTTTATTTTATTTCTTAATGCCGCGGTTACCGGTTCGCCACGGTTTAAAAGCTCATTAGCTGCCTGGCTTGCACTATGTCCTTGAACAACGGCATTTTGAATAGCACCACCCACGGCTTCACGGGCATGGTTATCTAGGCGCCATATTCTGTCGGATAACTGCAACCCATCTTTACTCATAAAGGATTGAGTAAATTTAACTGCATCATCTGCCACGCGCACAAGTGTGCTGCCATTTACAGCACCGGTGAAGGGTTGCGTGCCTAACACTGCAGCTTGCTCTAAATTATTATTAAGCAAGGCTTCACGGGTGTTAGAAATTTGCCCGAGAAGAGTATTAACCTGGGCTTGTATATCCTGTAAATTATTAAGACGTAAGTTTCCATCAATGCCAGCAAAACCCTCAATGGTGTTTTTTATATTCGCCGCTGCATTTCTATATATTTGCTCAAGGTCACCCAACGCCGCACGGTCAAGCCGGTTCATATTTGCCCGTGCCTGGTTAGATGCGCGCTTTATGGTTGAGCGAGTTACCGTGCGTGGGTTGTGGGCTAGTGTGTACAATTTACTAGTCAACTACCAACAATTTCATCAGAGTCATCCCAAACAAACTCGTTTAATGGAAAGTGATCTTTACAGCCCACACAGAAAGTGCCGTTATAAAACTTAGGGTCCCGTGCGTATGTCTCGGCAATCGAATGTGCCATTTTTGTTACAGCACCGCATTTATTATGCACATACGAGAGTCTTAACGGTCTCACATACCCTTTCTCTCTTTCTTCGGGCGATAAAACAACATACCCTTTTTGTTGGCCAGTATCTGAATTAATATCTTTATGGTCATCAGTCACTGGTCCACCGTCTGATAAGCACGTTTTTGGTTTATTACTCATTGCTTTTTTTTCACCTCAAAATTAAATGTTTTATTCTTAATGTCGACGCTCATAGCCAATAAATTACCACCAGTATTGTCAGCCTCAGAAATAGGTATTGTAATTTTTCCACCCAATCTTTTTATTAACACAATGAGTAGTTGATCTCTGAAATCATCTAATATTTGTGCATGTTCAGGCGCGTCGACACGCGCCATATTCATACCTGATCCCATTGTCATTGCCTCGTTTAGTTGCTAATAGCCGTTGAGCTTTCGCCTTTTTTCTCATTACCAGGCGTTACCTTTACAACCGGTTGTTTACCCGGTCCCTGCGAACCTTCTTCACCTTCTGGGTATGGGTCATTGCTATTGGCCTCTATTCTTTTTGCAGCTAAAACAGCCTCTGGGTTTAACCCAGCAGCTTCCCATGCTATTCGGTTACCAGTGCCAAGGGCCTGTAATTTCAATGCATGGTCTGCACGTTGGTTTGGTGTGTCTGTTCGGCGTTCTGCAAATTTAACCTCGTAATCAATCGCATCTGGGTTAATACCATGCAGTAATAATTCAAGGCGAAAACCTAACTGGTAAGCAAAGGCCTGCGTGTCTTGAAGCGCGTCTATTTCTTCAAAATAATCACGTTTTAAATCTTCGAGAATATCGCGGTTCAAATCACCTACATAACCAAATAAACCTTTTGGTGCGGGTGAGCCTGCAAAAAATGTATCTAGTAAATAACTAACATCGGCAATTTGGTCAAGGTTTGAGTCACCCTGTACGGCAACTACAGAACCTTTTTTGTTCATATAATAGTTAGTGGTTAACTCTCTTTGATCACCTTCAACTTGTTGCTTGTAAATCTCTAGCTCTTCTGTCGTTGCTCCCTCTAATGAATGCGCTGTTCTTAAAGGTGCGCGCTCACGCCTGCGAATAACTAAATCTTCCTCTGTCATGCAGAGCTTTTTCCAAACACCCCGCGAGGCATCTAAATAAGGTCGACCCATAGAGCCCATGTCATCGTAATTATCTGGATCGAGCCTCACTAAAGTTAATTGCCATAATGAAAATTTAGCTAATTCATTACCCGTGGTTAAATCAATTTGTGTATATGCATGCTGAGGTGTTTTAAACAAACCGTTTTCTGTAACGTTTGGTAATATAGTTTCACTGGGCATGCGCGCACAATTAACAACGCTATTGTTTGCACCAATAACCCATTGCAAAGGTAGGTTACCCTCCATTACCAGGCCACGTGCATCACTTTCAAGCTTTTCCTGTCTATCTAATTTAAGTCGTTTAACAAATTGTTTCCAAAGCTTAATAACGCGCTGATCATCTTCATCCATTTTTAAGCGTAAACCACCTTTCACAGCTGTTCGTGACATTTTGTTATGTATTTTTTTAACCCGACCATCTTCTTTATTCATCATGCGCAAATCTAAAATGGCTTGATGCAATTCCGGGTCGGTCCACATCATTCGATATAAATATTTAACACTATTTTCCAGTGTTGCACGACTACCGCGCTCACTGGTTATACCTGCTGTATAACCCTGGCTTTGGTACATAGCTTCTTTGCCAATGCGCCCCAAATCACCTAAGCCCAGTTTTATATATTTACTTTGAATGTCGTAAAGTTCCACGATTTTAACCTCCAATAACTTGCTGCTGCCCCAGTAACTTAGCGCGTGTACTTGTGCCCAAAACAATGGCAGTAGGAATAATTGTGACGCCTCTGGTTGTTAAGCCCCATTGCGCTGCCATGTAAGAATCAAATAAATCATCTCCCACAGACTTTTTAGCCATTTTGTAACTTGAGTAAGATTTGCTGGTTTCTTCTGGCACGATGTTGAGTAACTGGCGCAGTAAAAGGCGATAGTCTTCAGTTTCAGGGTCGTCTAAATCACGGTCATCTATATACGGCAATGCAGCCTGTGTATTATGAAAACTAGATTTTACTGTGGTTGCCATTTGGTGTTTTATCATGCCTTCAAAGCGCATGGGCGCAAATGGCCACTCTCCCCAGGTAGAGGCGGTTGATTCACCATCACCAATTGTTCGCCTGTCTATAGAGGTTAAACCTAAACGAAATAAATCATCATTTAAATTGGTCATCATGCCAATGCCAAACGCATCACCATTGGCAATGTCTGGGTCGAAATATCGCCAGAAGCCAACCAGATCACGCTGAACAATAATTTCATCTGTGCCAGGTGGCCATGTTTTTACAAATATCGGCACGCTAAAATTACCTAGCTGCTCGAGCACAACAAAACCGTATTTTGATGAAGCTGGGTTTTCGCCATGTCCGGAATGGTCATAACCAAATGAAACCAAACCTCGTTTTTTATATTTTTCTCCGGGTAACGGTGTAGCTAATTCAAGCCCCGCTTGTAAACCAACCTGCAATGCTCTGCGTAAGTAAATTTCCCATATTAAGTTTCGTGATGATGTGTTTATGCAAAGTAGTTGGCGGGTAAATTCATCATCTGATAGCTGTTTTTTCATATCCTTAATGAAAACTTCATTAAGTAACTTTAGTTTTATTCCATTAATTGCATGCAAAATAGGAATAGGATAATTGTAATTTTCCAAATCTACACAGTCAGGATTAAGCCAGCCTTTATTAATCATGAACTGCAAAACTTTGCGAATTGAATTACCTTTATGTGCACCAATTACATAATAACTACCGCTATCAAGCAACTCGGTTAACGTATCTGCACCCTTATAAACACCTGTAATTCGTATTTGAGGTTTATTCTCACTGTCTTTACTGGCGCCAAGCCTTTCAGTTGCACCAAGCATTAATAGAAAACGCGAATACAGCCTATCTTTAGGCATGTCATCTACTTCTTCTAATGAGGCCATCGTTAAATCGCCACCATCAACTTGAGCCATAATTCCATAAGCCGATGCTTTACTACGGTTCATAAATTCATACTTTGTGTCACTGATTTGAGCGCGGCCATTTTTATACATTAAACTTGCCGTTAGTATTTCAGACCGTCTAATTGCGTCCATGTGGTAATTTAAATTGGTTAATGACTGGGCTTCTCTTGGTGCAACTATGCCTAATTCCTGGTCTTTATGTGTTGCCAGGTATTTGAGGTTGTATAGTTCTTTGCATGAGGTTTTACGTGTTCTTCTACTGCTAAAATCTAACGTATTCGGATGATCATCCATTTCAATCATTTTTAATATTTGCACAGCATCTAAATCAATATTGTGAACATGCTTATGCCACATGGCATGGTTGCCTGCATAACGATTAATCTCACACTCAGCAACATTCTGTATTTTTAAGCGCTGAGTTGCTGTTACACGTTCAGCCATCAACAATCACCGCGTCTTCTATATCATTTTCATAGCTATTACTAATTAACTCCATTAAGTTACTTTGCTTTTGCTCTATGCCTTTCATATAATTTTTAACAGATTCTTTTTCCTTTTCATCATCCGCTAAATGACCGCGTAAAATATCCTGGTCTTCTTGCACTTTGGGTGTCATACCCATATCTGAAAGCGTGAGGTTATTTTTAGCAATATAATCAATTAATCGCTTTAAAAGCGGATGCTCTTCAAGCTTATGAATTTGGTGTGGTACGTCATTTTCATCTCTGTATTTGGCCAGATGAAAACCACCATCTTTATCGTGGTACCACTCAACCGATTTAATACGCGGCCCACCATCTGCAGCAATCGTCATAATCATTTCATCGATCATGGCTTGAATGGCGGCCTGGGTTCCCGAGCGTAATGAGGTCAACATTGACGGGTCTTTGGCATCAAATGCCATCTGGTGTTTCATAAATAACTCTACACGGCGCAAACAAGCCGGCGGGTTATCATCTGAGTATTCTCTGCATTCATGACCGTGATAATTACAACCATCACAGATAGCATATTTACCAGGCCGAGCCGGAAAATAGGTAGCCGTTTGAGCATACATGCCATGTTTTAAGGCATTAAACCGCGTTTGTTGTGCCTCTTCAGGCGTAGGATGACCTTCAATGTTTTTAGCTGATGCGGCCTTGCCCTCAGTCGTTCGAGGCCCTGTGGACATAGCATGAGCTTTTAATAAACCAACCTCACGCCCATGCTGCACCGCATCATCACCGCACTTTTCACACGCGCAAGAATACTCAAACGGATGCCACCAACAATCAGGCGCCTCAACCGTTTCACCAGGCACAGCCTTAAAATCATGCCCACAAGAATGGCACTTAAAATAAACTTCCAACAAAGGCAATAAACGAGGTTTTCCCATATGCCGTATTTTGTTGAAAAAATAAAGACATAATAAGGGACGTTATGGTCTAAAATGGCCACATGGCAGCTACGGCTAATAGATGATGGTCGGTAACCACCTATTTTAAAGCAGACATATAAATAATAATTTTTGCCACATAGGGTGTTTTTAGTAGCGATCTGGCCTGTCAAGATATGCTCTTATTGTTAATAGACAGCAATCGGGTAATGTGATTTAGAAACAATAACTTACATCTAAGTATTAGTTGTTACCGATATTAGTTAGCTTTATAAAATAAAAAAGGAGTATAAAATTGGATATCTTTTTAAGTTGGTCTGGATCCATAAGTCAGAAAGTAGCTATTGCAACTAAAGTCTTTCTACGTCAAATATTTCCAACCACTGCTCCTTTTTTATCATCAGAAGATCTTAAAAAAGGCGGTCAATGGAGTACAGATTTGTTTGAAAAGTTATGCAAATCTCAACAAGGTATAATTTGTTTGACTAAAGATAATTATGAAGAGCCATGGTTACTATTTGAAGCCGGTGCATTATCAAAAACTACTGACAAGCCCAAAGTATGGACATTACTGTTAGACGATCTTAGTCCAGAGCATTTACAGGGGTCACCACTTTCACAGTTTCAACATACGCAAGCAAATAAACATGATATTGAAAAACTTGTGATTGAAATTAACGAAATATTACCGACAGGGAAACGCAACGAATCAGAATTAAAGCAGGCTTTTGAGGCATCGTGGACTACATTTCAATCGGAAATTGAGACTGCTTTAAATATCGATTTAGATCAACGTAAACTAATCCGATTATCTGACATTACAACTGAAACGAATATAATTGCTGGAAAATACTTTAGAAATGCCATTATTAGGGGGCCGGGAATCTTATTTCATATGGGTAACTGTACAATAGGAAACTGTTCATTTGCTGTTGGTGACTCTATTAAGTCGATTATTTGGCAGCCAAACCCATCTTCTGATAATGGACATATTGGTGCTATCGGTATATATCATACTGTATTTGAAGATTGTATTTTTGAAGGTGTTGGGTTTGCTGGACCAGATGAATTTATTAATAAATTACTAAACACACCACTAAAAAGCTAACAACACGCCCTGAGGTGGACAACAACCATTTTTTTAGTTCTTAATGGCTCTTACGTTCGGAGATGTTGAAACTATTAAAGGTAATCTAGTTGTTCCCTGTTTAAAAGAAATGGCAAGCAAAGTTTCCGATATAATAAGAGATTTTAAAAATTATGAGTGATGACAACAACACTATCAATGGTGGCAAGGACAACTCCATATCTGGAGGATCTGGAAATACTATTGGCGGTGGACAAGGTAATAGTATTGGTGGCAAGTCAATACAACCAAACAGACCGGAAGTTTATAATGCTGACGTAACTATGGAAAATGGAATTGGAATACACGACAAAACAGGTACAGGTAAAATCGTTAATAGCAAAGTAAAAATGAATGGCCCTGTTGGTGTTGGCATTTCCATGGGTGAAGTACCAGATGATATACAAAAGGAGATAGACGCTCAAAAAACCAATAAGAAAGAAAAACCATGGCTAGTCCAGCATTTTTTGCTTCCTTTAGTTGTCGGCATTATAGTCGTCGTTGTTGCTGTTTTTTGGCTTCAGCCTTTGCAACAAAAGATTCAATCTGATACCAAAGAAAATACGCAACCAAAACAATAAATGAAAAACTGTAAATTCTGTGCAGAATCAATAAAATATTAAGCCACGGTTTGCAGATACTGCATCAAATACCAACATATAGAAGAAATTTAACTTATTGATTAAGCAGCTTTTTTCTGTAGTTTTTCAGGTAAATCAAGTTTTATAACTTTGGTTCCCAGCAAGTCCCGTTCGGGGAGCCAAATTCTTGTACTGGGAACCGTCCATTCGGGACGGTTCACTAGTCTCTGAGGGTCATATGTGATCTTCAATGATTTACTTTCAACAACAACATTCTGAATAAAAGTTTTAAAGAACATTCTCACTTTCTTAGGATCATCAGACTCTCTGATTGTTTTTATCAAAAATTCTAATAATTGAGTAACGTCTTCATCTGTCACATCCACTTTTGGTGGCTCTTCTTTATCAATAATATTTAACTTCCCCTCAAATACTTTAATCTGAGTATTGTGTTGCCTTAATCTCTTTGTTAAGTCACCCAAATTTGGAGCATCTTTACCAAATAATTCTAATGTCGAATATAAATTATCGAGTTTTTTCTGTATACCTTTAATTGAATTAAGGACTGATAACCTCCGTTCTGAGTGGTCATGTAACCACCTGTTAGACACATCATATAAATCGGTCAATATTCCAGTCAAAGTTTCACGGGTGAAAATATTTGTAACAATGCATTCAACTAAAAAATCATCTATTTCAACAGCTGGCAAGCGTCTAGGAGGATGTGATTTTTTTAATTTCGATGCACTACAATTGTAATACCAATAACGCCTTGTTCTACCTTTCGCACTTTCTGTATGCATCGCAGCACCACATTCACCGCATTTCAATAGACCGGTAAATTTATACATACTTTTAGATGATGATGTTCGGGTATTCAAATTATCATTATCCATCTCTGAATGAGCTTTATCCCATAACTCCTGTGTAATTATTGCTTCATGACTATCTGCAATAATCCAATTTTCTCTAGGTTGTTTTTTACCCGTTGTCTTTGATGTTTTTCCAAAAGCAGTTTTACCTAATACGGCCATATTATTTAGTAAATTTGCTATGGTGTTTTTTTTCCAGGTGTTAGATCTATTAAAATGATTATTTTCATTCAGCCACTGAGCTATTGTTCTAATACCATATCCCTCGCACCTTAATTCGAATATTTTTTTAACTACATAAGATTCTTCATTATTTACTGCTAATCGTTTTTTCTTTGGGTTGTCTTCTGCAGGAACAACCTTAAAACCGAATGCGGGTCGACCACCATTCCAATAACCTAACTGAGCATTTCGAATGAGTGAACGAATCGTGTCTTTAGATGTTTGAACAGATTTATGCTCATCCATTATCTCAAGAAACCCATCAAGCAATCGGCCTGAATCGGTATCCCTATCAACAGAAAAAGTTAAGTACTCGAGTTTAGTTCCGCAATTGTCTAGTCGTCTCTTATATATTGCTGCATTAAATCTGTTTCGAGCAAATCTACTACTCGACCAACAAATAAAATAATCGACTTTATATATTTCACAAAAATCAATAGCAGCCTCAAAACTTGGGCGATTATCAGATCTTCCTGATATCCCTTCATCAGTAAAAACCTGTAATACGCTAGACTTTAAGGATAATGCCTTTTCGTGTCCTCTTTCAATTTGCCCAGGTATTGATATGTCATTTTCGACCTGTTTTTTATCAGAAACTCTGGCATAAATAACAGCGGTTTTTTCACTCATTTTTTTATTTTACTCTTCGCACAAATACGATCTATGTGACGAAGGCTTACATCTTCACATAAGTGTTTTTTGATATGTTTTTTTATCTGGTCTGTACGTAACCCTTCCGCAGAAAGCTGCTTAATAAGTTGATTACGTTGGAATCGACGAAATTTTGAAAATGGAGGCATACGAACTCTAACTGATTCATCTTTGCCAATGACTACCCATAAAGCAATAAATGCCTCATAACCGGCAATCGATGCGTATCTGACCCATTCTTTACCTATACCCATTTCAATTAATTGTTTAATTCGCGGGTCGTTTTTTCGAATGGTTGCCGTAAAGTCAAAATCAGAAATATTGCAGATATCTAGGTACCCTCCTACCTCGAAAGGGGATTGACTTTCCCTATGCCGACCCCCCACCCCTTGAGTACATGGCTTATTGTTTGAGTTAACCAGGTGTACTTCTTTATCTGTACTGCGCTTTTCATCATCAGACATGATCGTAACCTATTGATAGTTGGTCTTTGAGCCCTATTGAACTGCGCCTTATGTAATAAGACGCAGTTGAAAGTTCTAAGGTAGTTGAAACAGTTAGGCCGTTATAAAGGCAAGTTTCAGAGAGGTGCACACCCATGCTGCGAGGGCAGAGCAACAGGCCTGTGAGAATATAGCTAACCCCATGGTATATAAGTTCTATGCCGCTGACGTGCCTAAATAGACGTGTCATTTTTTATTCTCAATATGTTGGGCAAGCTCTGATACAGGTGTTTTAATCTTTCTCAGTGGGCTGGCAATATCTACCACCTTAGCCAGCTTTCTAATTGCTAGCTTCATGTATATAGCGCTGGTCTTAGGGTCTGAGTGACCTAATAATGTTTGGCTTTTAAGTAGGTCCATATCTGACTCTGCCAGTTCGGTACCGAATAGATGACGCATTGCATGAGGGTGAAGCTGGTTTACCGGTAAACCTTGCTGCTTACCATATAGTTGAATCATGTCATGAATAGACCTGGCCGAAAGGCGCCGACGCTCACCGTGATAATCATACTCAGGGATAGTTCTATTTCTGAATGAAACAAACAGCACCTTGTCGCTATCATTTAATGTGCGATCAATATACTTAAGATCTGGATGCCCGAGGTATGCCCTAATCAATAACCTTGCCTCAGATGTCATAGGTAACAATCTTTCTTTGTTACCTTTCTCAGTTACTTTAAGAACTAAGCGTTCCGATCCATCAGCTTCTTTAAACCACAACATATGACTTTCATTTAATCTACACAATCCTGATATTCTTAAACCGCCACCAATAAGCACCGCTAAAATAGCAGCATCTCTAACACCTTTTAAAGTATTAAGGTCAGGTGCCATTAATAATTTTTCAGCAGTATTTAAACTGGCCGCAATGGGCAACTTATTACCTGCAGTCGGATATTCAATTATTGAAGCCGGGTTAACCGATATCTTCTTTTCACGTAATAACCAGGAATAAAAACCACGAATAGCTGCCACCATTGCCCTGCGGCTCTTAGGTGCCAGGCCTTCCTTATGTGCATCGATACCCACAAAAGCCTCTAATTGTTCTTTTTCAGCATCAACTAATTCACCAGGTAAAGAGTCACTTAACCGCTTTAAATAACACCGATATTTAACGCAAGTACCAATAGACCTGCCCTGGTTAAACTGTTTCCACTCTAAATACTGCTCAATTAAATCCATGAAATACTCCGAAAAAAGAAGGTAGGGGCAGATTTACCCGCGTATTGGCGGATCAACCTAATTTTATACATAACTATTTGTTTCTTATAAGAAAGATGTGCGCGGGTTGATACGCGCATTAGGGTAAAACCCACGCATAACCCGCGTAGGTTAGTACATGGTAATATACGTAACCCGCGTATTGTAAAACCCTGTATTTCCCCCTCATCTACCCCTTTATTTTCTTTCTTTTCAATAAGATAAGATAAATATATATATAAAGAGTGAAAAATAGAGAAGCGCGTGCAAATCAACGTAACCCGCGCATAAATAACGCTAACTGGCGTATAAAACAAGCTAACCCGCCACGGTTTATCCCCAACAATCAATGACATAGATAAAAAAGTAACGAATTCCGCCACAAAAACGAACCATCCCCGACAACTTATAGGGAAGATTTTGACGTAAAAAAAACTGATGAAGTTTTTTTTATTAAAATGGCGCAGCCAAACTTGTTGGGGGGTGCGGGGGGAGTGTTTACACATAAGCATATGTAGCCCCCTTATTACTCTGCGAGTTCATCAGGTGTTTCAGGGCGGCTCACGTGCAGTCCATAGGCTTCCAGCGCATCAATAGACAGAGCCATCATGTGGCTCTCTCTCTTCTTAGCGATGGTTGTATCAACCCTGTCTTTATAAATCACTTCTGCCTGATTTAATTGACGTTTGAGCACTCGATCTGACTTAACAGGCAGGCTGTTATAGGTGTCTTTAAGGCTGGGGCTGTGTTTAAAATGCTGCATGATATGCGTACAACGAATTAACAGGCATTCAACCGGCTCACCTTCATTACGCATTAATACAAACTTATATGGGTAATTAAACATATGAGAAGAAATCTGACTAAACAAGGTTTCAATAATCCATACCCAGGGCTGACGGTCACCACTGGTTTCAGCAATGTGGACATTCATTTCAGTTAATAAGTCAGCTTCAAAATTGCCTGTTTCTTTTGGTATATCGGCAAAAGAACACAGCAACCGCCAACTGGTTAGCATAGCGGCATAGTTGTTTAACATACGGCTCGCACCCTCATCTTTGCCATCGGTTCTGCAATGATAATCGCAATGGTCGACAGCCCTTTTATGAAGCTCGAGTATTTGGGTGCGTGATTGTTCAGCTAAAAACTGTAACCACTCAAGCATAGGAAAACGAGGTAAATCTTCAGGCAGTAAATCGCCCTTACGCTGGCTTAAATTAACCCGCACAACTTTGCCGGTAACACTTTTAACTGGCACATCTTCACCCGCAAGCAACACCGGCGCAGAAATTAAATATTCAGTCATATCAGTGCCACGGTATGTAACCGTATAGCCATATGATTCCTGTAATAAAGAAACCGCTTTATCAATTACCTGCTGAGAGCGTGCCGAAATTTCTTCCCAGCCAATGGGGTGAGACGTACCACTAATAGAAGTAAGTAACCGGTATTCGGTTTGTAATGACTGGCCAGAAAACATCGTCATAGAAACAGTACGCGAAAGCCTCTGAGTTAAAACCGACTTACCACTCCCCTTATCAGCCTGCATAATTAAATGCGGCCAAAACCCCATAAAAGCCTTTAAATGCCCCCCAATACTCCACATTAAAGTGTGCATAGCCGCATTATTTTTAAATGTTGCCTGGTAAGCCTTAATCACTTTTCTAGCGTCACTTTTTGAGCCCGATGGAAAAGATAAGTTATAATAAGGGCATTGCTTATTAGGGTCGGTAAAATAGCAGTCAGGCCCTTCATTTACCGTTGGCTTACCCTGTCTCCATGCCAATCCAACAAAATTAATAGCTTCACGTGAGCCAATATGTGCAGCTCGCTCTAAAATATTAATCATGCGTAAAAATCCATTTTGTGCATACACAGGGCCAAACTTTCGCCACTGATCTACATTATGCAAGCGCTCATCTTCAAACACTCTTCGAATTAATTTATTACCGTGTCGAGGTGTTTGCACACTTACAGCAAATTGAGTTCTGGGCGAAGTATCTTCTTCACCACTCATAGTAGAAACTGCGCTTGAAACGGTTATACGTGAAAGCCCAGCTACCCTAAAACCACATAAATCAGCAAACTCTGGTTTTTTATTACCGTCATCATCTTCAGTCATTTTAGTAATGCAGGTAGTGAAATCTTCTTTTACTCTAAAACGCCAATACTGAGCAAAATCATGTGGCGGTAACCAGATGCGCCTCGGGCCCTGGTAATCTTCAGAAACATAAACACCTGGTATACACCCACCCTGCAACTTCGATAAATGTATCTTTAACCCCGAGACACCTACATCCTGAATAATGTCATTAACATCGTTATATTCATCTTCATCCCATGTAGTTTGGTCTGTTAAATGACAAGCCACATTCATGGCCGTAAGGCGCGAATGCAAAACCCACGAAGCCTCCTGCCCGGGGTATTTTCCTTTATCCGTTTGCGGGTCGTTATCCAGGCAAATAACCACCTTTTTACCTATTAAAAAACGCAGGTCTAAATTATCTGTATTACCCGTGCCTCTTAAAGCAATTGAGGCTGTACCTGGTATTTCGCAACTGTCTATTGATAAGGCATTAATCGAACTTTCAACAACGAAAACAACATGCGATCGTTTAAGTTTTTGAATATCACTGGTCCATAAATAACCATTTTTCTCACCCTGAATTTGTGTTTTAACCCCACCGTTTAACTCAGGGTCTAGATAACGCATATCAACAGCAACAATGTTAGAAGTATTCAAACACTTAACAATAAAAGCGACACCTGGGCCACCATAACCAAATTCACCTGGTGTAGCTGTTTTACCGATGTAAGTATTAAAACCTAACATGCCTTTACTAATGGCCTGCTTTATCACTTTTTGAGAGATACTGCGACCCGTTATATATTCAATTATTTTGTCATCATTGCCTTTGCAATTATCTGCGATGTATTCGACAGTTGATTTTTTCTGGTTATTTCTTGGGTTGGGTTTATCTTTAGGAATATTAAAAATTTCGTGCAAAATATTAACCGCTTCAGCCGCTTCAACCCCTTCCACATACATAACCAGGTCAATACATGAGCCGCCAGAATCCGGGTCGCTAAAATCTTTCCAGCGGTTACGCTTATTATCTATTGAAAGGCTAGGTGATTTGTCACTGTGGTGTGGGCTGTAATAATTTGCGTTTTTACCTTTTGCTTGTTTAAGGTTTAATTTTACTGCTAAGTCGTGTAAATCAATTTGTTCTTTTAATTGTTGTATTGATGCCATTTGTAAGCCCGGTTATTATTTAATATCAATTCGATTAGTGGCTTTCGATATAGTGAGTTTGTTATGTCGGATAGTGGTGTAAAAGTCCCTGTTATATCCGTTTATGGGGTCTAATATTAGAGATTCCTATACAGGCAATTTCAATATCCAAAGTGCCATACACTGCTATTATTTCAGCTTTATAAGTAGAGCCAAACAATGAACCATGCTGCTTTTTAAACCGATAAATAATACCTCTCATTCGGCATTGTTTGCCATAGCCTTTAGACAAAACAACATCACGCCCTACCCTGCAAGTTTTCTCATTCCACCCAGGACCATACTTACGCAACTCTTCTGATTTACTACCATCCTGAAAAGCCTTAAAGTACTCCGTTTTCAGTGGTATAAATAATGACTTACTCATTTTTGCTTTCCGTTAGTCTTCTAAATGTTGCTTTAATGATACGGTCAACTTAATACGCTCTTGGTGAATCGTATCTACCTGTACCTGTAGCTTTAAAATATCCGTTCTTAGCAATGATTCACGTACCTGCATATCATCAATATGCTGCATAATTTCAGACGATTCTATAGATTTAGAACTCATGATTTATCCTTTATTAGTTCAAAACGTTTCGTTTCTAGCTTCGCCAATGCCAACATGCTTGGTTTTAATTCATCAGGTAAGTCTTTATAACCGTGACGGTTGAGGTATAGATTTTCTGCCCTTGAGATAACGATTAAATTATCAAGATCACAATTAAGCTTATTTCCGTCTTTAAATGTGACAACCATTCCTGGCTGAACTTTACCGTTAGCTTTTTCCCAAATAAATAAATGCTTATGCCTGTACCTTGTTTTCGCACTTGTGTATGGGTTTGGTTCTGCTATTTTCACCAAAATATACCCATCTTTATTACATATACGTTCATGCCCTATCGGGTTAATATTTTTTGGATTATCACCTTTTTTGAAGCTACCTGAATTTGGTTTGCATATTCCCTTTGTTCCGCTATTCCATGGTTTTAAACCTTTTGAATATTGACCAGTCCGACCAGACTTAATACTATGATTTCTTGTAAAACACCTGATTTGCTGGACGGTTTTATCTAATTTGAAGACATTATTAAAGGCCTTTGTTAATTCAACCAAACTTAGCTGTTTATAGTATTCAATAACAAAATCAGCCTGCTCTTTTGTAAATGATCGAAAAGTCCCTTTTTCTACGCCAACAGGTCTGCCACATTTAAAACCATGAGATTTTAAAGCTGATTTAATTTGAACTTCAGTTTTATCTAAATCAAAAAACCCATTAAAAGCAGTTGTTAGCTCTGGTATCTGCATCTCAATATAACCATGTTTAAGAAATTCTAGATTCTCATGGGAGTATCTAAAGCCCATTTTTTTTCTCTAAACCTAACATTTGTGGTGTTCCAGAAACTAATCCGTCACCTACTGCTTTATGTGCATCAAAAGCAAGACGGCCATTATCAATAATTTTGCCTGCAATATTCGACATTTCTTTTGATCGCATTATTTCGTTCTTAAGTTCATCGTCTTTCAAATCCTCACTTGAAAGACGTTCCATTTGAGCAAACAGATGATTATTTAAATCAATCAATTTATTTTTCATGTTTATACCTTTGTGTCATGGCTTATTAAAAAACTCTCGGGCCTTACGACGTGCCCAGTTAAGTTGCTGCATTCTTTCATTGCTACCAGTTGGTTTATCTGGGTGATAATCAAATGCAAGTGTTTTATAATTTTTCTCACATTCTTCAAATGTAAATTGGTTTCCTACCTGTAAAACATCCTGCCAACTCTCTGAGCCAACTGTTCCAGGTGATGGCAGTTGCTCAAAACCAGTAAAAGCTCTTTCAAGCATGTCACTGGCCCCCCATCGCTCGATCCCCCTTAATGCTTCTATTGTTTTTCCTATAGAGTGCAAATTGTCATGCACTAGGCTCCAGCGATCACAGGCAAATACCATTGGCTTTTTCTTGTACTCAAAATAAACAGCAACACCTGGTTCATCTGGTGTGCGTTGACTCATATGGGGTTCACCGTCAAGACGCAATTTAATATTTGTTGAAATAATCACGTTCGAACGTTTGAAATAGTACTTACCAATAAGACGTTTAATCTCATTTAATAAATTCCTTCGGGCCAGATCAGGTGATGTATTAAATCGCGAGCGTTCACGTTTATGTGATTCAGTGTGTGGCCAGCCTTCTGGCCAACATAGTGGATATGCTTCAACGGTCATATTTGTGTCTCATCATCAGCATTCAAAACAACAAAAGATGCAGTAGCACCGGCAATAAAAGCTGCCTCAAGCCTTTCTTTTAAATACTTCAGCCCATCCTTTGGGTTATACAAAATTTCAGGCTGCAAACAGCTTTGCCCTACATTAGATTCAAACCACTCATCCTTTGCATTTGACATTAACAAACCATTTAACGGCTTTAATATGGCATTGTTTTCTATTAGTCCTTTTTTACGTAAATCTAAAAGAATCACGTTTTCAGGCGCAGCGCTTGGTGCAGCCTTAACTTCATGTAACAGCGGTTTCATAATATTCACCTTTTTTTAACGTTCATCGCTCTATTAAATGACTTCTGCTCAATCACCACCGTGGCATTAAATTCTTTTTTTATTGCCTGCACAAAATCATCATTTTCAATAAGATCGTAATATTTTTTATTTAGCTTTTTAGCCGCGGCTAAAAACTGTGCTTTCCTGTCATCGCCTAACTCATCAATGTAGATATACCTGCGATTGTCATGTGCCAATACCACAAGAGACTTAGCCTTCACATGATCTTTCGACCAATAGCAAACACTTTTCTTAGCCACGTTAACTACACCAAGCGCAGAGCTTTATAACGCTTACGCAACAGCTTGAACCATGAAGCACAAAGCAACCAGGGCACGGCCACAACCCATGACACAAGCAGTAAAAAGCTTTTCAACAAGCTGTCATCTACACATTTGCTCACTGCGCTATCTGCAAAATCCAACGTTAAAAGCACAACCAAAAGCCCAACATAGGCATAAACCAAACCTAAAATCACACCATATAAAAAATTAGAATCCATAACTTTCTCCACTTATTAATAAAAAGGTACTCGCAAAAAGCTTTCCCTTAATAAACTGGCTATAAGACATGCAGGAGGGTCGAGATTAGACACGTCCAGGTCTGCCAGATCTTTAATCAACTTGACCGTTAACTAAAGCCGTCCCGAGCTTACTGATGCAGGCCAAACAAACCCGAGCTCGGAAGCGGTTTTGTTTGGCAATTCGTAATAATCTTTTAAGCTAATTTTCACAACCACATGCCCGCCACCATCACAACAAGAACAAGGCTCAATAATGTTAGGAATAACGGCATAACCACGTGAATGGAAAAAATCAGTTTGCTTTACAACATTTGAAACATAACCACCTAATTCAGAATGCATACAAGCCTGCAGGTAATCACTCCAATCTGGGTTATATTGCTTACCTGTGCCCTCACACACTGGACAGGTTTGTACTACGCTAATCGTTTCCATAATTAAGACGCTGCCTCCATACTAAGAGACAGCTCTTCTTTATCTGGCATGGTGTACACACCGGTGCTAACAATTGATGCATGCCCTAAAACCACCTGAACAATAGCCAATGGATTACGAGAAACAGATGTACTGATAATACGTTTAGCTAACGTATGCCTAAACCAGTGCGGCGAAACATCACACTTTAAACCCGCAGCAAAGCGCCAATGTTTTATGCGATCCTGATAACTACGAATACTCAAAGCCTTATGGTTTCTACCCATTACCAATGCGCCACCGTTCACCTCTAAAAAACCCATTTCAACGCGAATAGATAACAAAGCGCTTAAATGTTTTAATGCTTTTTTATTTGCTTTAACGGTGTACGCCTTACCGCCTTTGTTGGTTTCAGCACGAATGTGGAAATAACCCGTGGCCAACGAAACCCGTGCATCTTCCACCGTAAATAAAGACATCGCCTTAACCCGCATACCACTTTGTCGAAGCACCCCCATCCAGGCATAATCACGGCGCGACATAACATCGCCAAACTGTGCAACATAACTAAATAATTTCTTCTCTTCATCCACCGTTAAATAACGTTCAAACTGTTTTCTCGCATAACTCATGGCTTACCTCCTTCGGCTTAACCTAAACAAATAAAGTCTATTTTCGATAAAATTAATTATGGCCAAAAAGGGTTACCTACCCATGTCAAAATTACTGTTCTGTCTTGTATGTCAACGCGAGATACTGCATCAATTAAGTCGAAGCCATAACGCTTATTATTCCAAAACCAAATCGACACAAAAAACCTGGTCATATCAGATTCACCAGAGCTCATAACGCCCAGAGCACTCTCTAGGTTTTCTATCAATAATTCCTCGCGCTCTTTATTCCAAAGTTTCGCAATTCTCGGGTAATTACTTACCATCTCGAAAAATCTTTCTTTACTCATGGCTTACCTCCCGCGGCTTAACCTTAATTTGAAAAAATACTCTCTAATCGCTTAATCACAGCAAACTCAATAAAAACTGCATTTGGCCTTCCACTCTCTAAATATGAAACAGCCATAGGTAATAACTTAATGCCTGTTTCAAAAATATAATCATCTATCCACCGGCCACCAACCACCTCAATATTTTTCTGTTTTAACGTATCAAAGAAAAACAAATGCAGAGAATAATGGTCTCCCTCATTACAAAAATAAGGGAAGAAAGTAATGCCGTTTCCCTGCTCAACCAGTTCATTTGCCAAAACCCACGTTCTCATCGTTTTGTTGTGATTTTTTTTAGCCTTAGTTGTTATTAACTTAATTAACTGTGCCGACATTTTTTAGCCCTCTTCATTTGCGCCTCTGCCACCCGAACCAAACAAAATCGAATTGCATCAAACTCAATCTTAGAATTGAAATCACTTTTAATAACACCCGGCACACACGCCCACGCATTACGCAAAGCCACCTCATCACTCGCCAGATCCATTCCCGGCAGACTCATTTGTTGTGCTGCCATATTGGCCACCCTTAATAAATCGTTCTTGAAGTTCTTTACCAAAAAATTGAAAAATAAGAGAGCCCGGCAACTGCAATTGTTTACCTTCGGGTATGTTGTCAGTTACCTGTGTAATGCCTTTTTTACGTAAGGCTTCGGGGGGCTTAAGAATGGCGGGGTTACTTATCATCGCAAAGTGCCTCCATTCTGTGATAGAGCTCTAGTTCACGTTGAAAGTCTTCAAACATTTCTTTACGAATTTTTTTTAAATGGTCTTTAGTAATGCGCTTACACTTTAAAGCTTCACTAATTGCCGTGCCTGTTTCTGCGGTGTCTTTATGCCATGCTGCCCAGGAGGCAATTAAATCAACATCAGATGTATTGTGAATTTCTTCAGGAATTTCAATATAAACGCCACCTAAATCGTGGCACTCAGCCTCAATTAAAAAACGGACATCCTGAATTTTTTGAATTTTAATGGCCTCATCAACCATTAAAAAATGATTAGGTGATTTGGTATGCACCTTATTGCATAAAGTGCCATAACCAATATCTGTAAGCTCTGAAAGCTCAGTGGCAGTAAACTTACCTTTGTGCACAATATCGTGCTTTGCCTGGTCTAAATCACTAATTGATTTTTGTGACATTGTGAAATACGCCCCTTGTTCACGTTGTATACAAACAAGGTACTGGTAAGATCCTCCCGTAATGATTAAACTATTACGGGAGGAGAAACGGTGTTCAAGCCAGTACCCTCAATCGGGCTAACGGGAGTTGCACCTCTCGTTAGTCCACTTTTTAATTCATCTTATGCGGCTGCCTCAACTGCTGCAGCTATCGCATCTGCTTGTAACCCATACTTCAGAATTTGTTCACCTTTACTGCTTATACTGCGGTCATCTATACCCGCTAATTTTTCAACCAAATCCTTCACAGCGGGGTCCACATGTAACAGCAGCGGCACCTTTTTCTTTTTTATGTCTGTCATGTTATTGCCTTTAACCATGTATCAGAGTGAGTTAGAATGAATCACTATGAATCACACGGTATATCCAAATTTGGATACTGTCAAATAAAAATGTCCAAATTTGTTAATTTATTTTCTGAAAGAATGGAATATTTGCTGGGTAATAGAAAAAAACACCCTTGGGGAAAGTCCCTTGGGTTAAGTCATGGCCTTGTTGCAAGGTTATTTGACGGCGAATTACCCGCTTCAGAAAAACTAATCCCTATATGCAAAGCTGAAAATGTATCGCTCACCTGGTTAATCGAAGGTTCTGGTGAGACTTATATGGTGCACCATAGCTTTACAGATGAAGAAACTGCCGAAACCTTAAGTAATTATATTGATGACGAAAAATGGGAAGTTCTTGTTTTAAAAAACCACATATACCCTGCCATTATTCTTACTCTACCCACTACCATGTTGGTCGGTAAAAAGCATATTGATTACACGGCTATAGAAATTATTGCCGGCCCCATAAATACAGAAACGCTGCATATATTAAAAAGCACCCATTGCTCAGTATCCGAAATATCACCGGATGACTTTACTATGCGTAGGTTATACGCCGGGAAAATGAGTAATCAGGAAATATTTGGAGACGATGGTAAGCTGGCATCACATGACCTAATGCCATTTAATCCCAACTTAAGCCATGAAAACAAAGTAGCAGAAACAGCCCCAACATATGGTGTCGACTTAGAATTAATGAAAACTGCGATATCAGAAACAGAAACAATATGTATAGAAGAAACAATAAAGTTATCAGTAGAGCAAAAAAGCAGGGTAATTGCCGCGCTTTACAAGCACATGCAACGCACGCATAGTAAAGTTATAACTAAAAATATTTTGTTAATGACATTGGACACGATATGAAAATAAAAATAATGACAATATCGGCAATATTGCTCTCTACATTATTTATATCATCCTGCTTTTTACCGGCTGGCCAATTAAAAGACAGTGATTTTATATGGCAAAAACAAGAAATAAGTGAAAACCCAGAAAAAATATTAAATAAAATAAAAATTGGTTTTAGAAAATGCGGAACAACAGCACCTAATGGAACCGCAATAGGCTATTTAGAATGTATAAACATGACAGACAAAAACATTTTATGTGATGTTTATGCTTTTCGTGAAAACCCATTAGTTATTGGTAAATTAACAATTGATGAAAACCAGAATATATCGTCAGTAAAAGCCGGTGTAATCACCAGTTTCGATTCCACATTAAGCAGCAAAAAAGGAGCCACAAGACAAGCCTGGTTAGACTTCGTAAAAGCGGATTATTCGGTATGTAATCAAGTAGAAAACACAAACACTAAAGATAGTGACTTTGAATAGTTAAACAAAATCGACCCAATATTTTTTAGCCTCATCTTTCCATCTTAAAAGTTTCATAACTCTGTCTTCAGGGTCTGGAATTTGCTCAATAACCTTTCTTTCATGCATTAGTTTAATAGCGGCCACCGCCTTACCAGAGTTCAAATCATAAACATTACCATTCTTTTTATCATCGGCTTTTAACAAAACAACTCCCTATTTATTACAGATTACATAGTCATTTTGATTAAACCAGTTCACAAAAATTCAGCACGTCACAATAAATAATATTTCCGCCTTATTTCGTCATAATTCAAATTCACTACTTCGCCTAAGGCTTTCAAGTATAAGTTCTCATTATTTTAATTGTCAACAAACGTTTTTATGAAATAAATTAACGTACTAAAATTACTTAAAAATTTAATTAGTAAAAAATATTATCCCAAGGGCATTATACCCAGTACCGTCATTAGACTTATACATACTCGATCGATGCTCTACATACATTGATATTCGTGGTGTATTTAAATGCTTTCGAATGGAAAGATCATATTCAAATCTCAGAACACCCACCGGGTTTTCAACTTTAGCACTGGTGTTTTTACCTTCCCACATAACGCTATCAGACATATCATGCGCCTCTATACCCAAACCAAGCCGCCATTTTCGTGGCTCAAAATCCTGTGCAAATATTGAAAATGATATAGTCATTAGAAAGGTTATTAATATTTTTTTCATTTCATTATCCTAATTAAAATTAATCAAAGTAAAATTAGCGGTAAACCCCAAACTGGCATCTGGGCCTACCAATGTAAAACTTGTCGAAGTCATTGCGCCAACTGAAACTTGTGTCTGTTGGCCGACAAGTGGACCAAATGCATTTGCCGTAACAATATAATTGGTATGGCCAAGATTATGTGTCACAGTAACGACGGTACTACTTCCAGAAACCGGCCAGTTTATAACTGTCGGAGAGCCAGAAATCATCGTATTATTTGTACCTGTTGCTCGGCCACAAAATACTCCACTACCCTCTGAGCTCCCATTAAGACCGGCAAGCTTGGTCTTTTCTGCATCAGTAAATGCGTTAGTATTTGAGTTCGCTTCATACTGTGATTTTATATTGGCCCTGTTGTTAATAAGAAACTGTGCCGGCGTTTGCCAGCGGGTCAAATTATCGTTTGTCACCTCAACCATCATCTTCGTCGCTACTGACGTAGTGTCCGGCGCAGACACATTCAAATACTGCGCATGTATACGTCCGTTAACATCACGGGTAACAATTCTATTGCCGGTTAAGGTTGTTGCTGCCTCTGCATGATAACCATCTACTGTATCAACATTGGTTAAAAACTTATTGGTTAAAACGCTCCAGGCAGAGCCATTCCAGCGTTCCCATAAGTTATTAGCACTGCTCCATCGAATGGTATTTACTGGCAAATTACTTGCCGTCACCCCATCAAACATTTTGGCACAATCATCATCTCTATCTTTTAAAATATTTAAAAAATCTGTGTACAAACTAGCAAGTATTGGTAAACCCCAATTAGCCATATTAAAACCCCTTTGCGCTCCACGAGAAGTCGCCGCTTACACGAGAGCCCGTGTTCGAATCAAATAATAAAACCTTAAACGTGGTTGGATTAGGTGCATCAGTAAAATTATAAACTGCTGTTACAGATGACGTGGTGTTGGGTGAAACCGTTATGGATTCAACATCAATAAAAGTTTTGTTCAAGCTAACGGTAGTGCCACCCGCATCCCCGGCATTAGCCGTGCCGCTACCCGCATCATTAATTAATTTTGTATCAAGGCGCACATTTAAGCTGTGGCACTGCAACAGGTCGTCTCCTCCTGCAGCCGCAAAATCAAGTCTTACTTTTACATACCTGAAATCAGTGGCAAAAATTTGCCATACATTTACATTATCGTCCCAGGCATCGGTAAGTAACTTGCGAGTTGAAAGTGTAGGTGTAATGGAAATAGCCCCGGTAATAACCGTGGTGCTTAATGCTGCCTTAATTAAAGTAGCAGGCAACACAGCTTCGTAATCAAATTCCTCCTCATACACAGCAGAGGTAACTGAAGGCTGAATAAAATGTAAAAACCCAGCATTAATTTGATCTTGCGGCGAGTTATAACCGTTATTTAAAAAGTGATTCTGGTAATTAGTTGCAATATCCACCGGCACTAATAAATCACCGTTCAACATAATTAACGCGCTGGTTTTAGCACCATCAAAAACACTGTACCAATCAATATTTAACTGGTAATCAGGTGGCTCATTTACATTTGTAGCAATTGAAATTTCTGTGCCATAATTTCCAGCACTATCAACAGCAACCACCCAGTAAATGTAAGCCCCACTCTGGTTTTCAAAAAACGAAGCAAAGGTGCCATTAACTGTTTGTAGCGTTGTGGCCGTGGCAAACACAGCCCCCCGCCTAATTTCATAAAACTTAATGGGCAACGTGCCCGACACTTCATCCCACCGCAATAGCACGTTGTTATCAATAACCTCAGCCACAATAGTTACCGTGGGCGCATTGCCTATAACAATATCAATATTAGATGCACCACTGTAATTACCCACCGCATCAATAGCCGCAATCCAAAATTGTTTAGTACCGGAAAAATCAACACGCTCAGAATAAGACGTGCTTTTAATACTGGCCACAAAGGTACCACTTGCCCAGTTGGCCCCTGTGCGAATTTCATATTCAGCCACAGCAAAAGAACCCGCGGCGGCGGTCCAGCTTAAAACATAATTTTCACCCTGAAATCGGCTGCTTACCGCAGGTTGGTTCGGCGAGCTAATCGTTATTTGAGTGGTAAACGCATTTAAGGAATAATTTGAAGAGGTGTCTTTTGCTTTAATAACAAAATCATAAACACCCGCCACAGCCATAGGGTGCAAATATTCAGTTGAATTAACATTAACGAGCAAAGTAGAGTTGGCCCAATCAGCGCCCGAACGAATTTCATACTCATTCACATCAACATCTGCCACCGGTTCCCAATCTAATTTAATTGAAAAATCCTGTAACGATGCATTAAATATAGCCACATCATCAGGCAATGCCGTTTTTCCCTGGATAATGTATTGTTTAGTAAAGCGGCTATTGGTGCCGAACTGACCTTTTAAATTAGCCAGCGTAATTTCAATATCTATATTGCCCTCTGCATTCCAGTCAAACTCAAAACGCCGTCCAAGTGTTTTACCCATTTCACGCAGTGGCTGCTGATAGTTTGCAACCCGAATAGTCGCACCTCCATACTCACCGGTAACATCCCACACCACACCAACGCGCACACCAAATCCAGAACCGGCACGTATCAACGTGTCACCCACTTCTACATTAGAAATAGTCGGCAGGTTTGCACCAAAAGTAGCCGGTGGCACATAGGTATAAGCGTTAAACTCAGCCAGGTAATAATTCGGATCTTCATCAGTGACACTAATTTTCATCTTATTCGCCGACAGTGGGCGAATGTCTGTTATTTTCACTAACTTGCCAGGCGTAGCCTGAGGCTCAAACACAAATAAATAGTCTTCTGGTCGGTGGCTTGCATCATCATCAGGTGCACTGGGCAGTGGCGTTGCCAACGTAACACTACTTACTTCGCCCGCGGCATAAACCAAATCATAAATATCATAATCACCATTTGGATAACGCACGCCAATGTAGTTTGTAATGGCAATGGTCATGGTTATAGGGCGGCTTAATTGCAACACTGTAGTTGTGCCAGCCAATAGTCGGCCACTGGCGCCCCATTGCGTTAAATCGTGGCTCAGTGTGACCACGTCACCGCGTTGTACTACCATGCTTTGCAAATCAGTTTCAAACGTAATTAGCCTGCGCCTGTAAGCCTGCTCAGCAGCAATCAAGTTAGCTTCACGCCCCGCCATTACTTCAGACGTGCAACCAAATAAATCAATGGTTACCGGGTTTTGCGGGTTAGTTACACCCGGTACCGGTGAACGCACAGTGTCAGGTTGCCATGCGTTATTTGGGTTAATAAAATTAACCACCACCTCATCAGCAACACGCCCGGTTAAGTAACTTACCTGAAAAGAGCTGCGCACAATATTGCCCATGCCAAACATCGTTATCGGGCCCTGATTTTCTGCATCCCATACCGCGCCTAATGTACCCGTTGCCCAGGTAGGGGCGGCACGCCCAGCGCGGGCAATAAGTTGCAGCACTTGCTGGCAGTTCATGGTTCGGTCTATCACTGCATTAAAGGTCAGCCCTTTGGCATCACACCACACGGCCCACGCCTGAATCGCCGCGATATCAATACGGCTGTCGGGCAGCCCCGCCCCAAACAAACGCACCCCGTTCCTAAATTTTCCGCGGGCAAACCACAAAAACCACCATGCTGGGTTACTGGTTTCCTGTGTCACCCATGCACTACCATTCCATACTGGGCACTGGGCACTAGCAATCGCATTAAACTGTTCAATTTGTCCCTGTAATTGACCACTGGCTTTTATACTAACGGCCACTCGCTTCTGGTCTCGGTATGTTGCCGTATCAGGCTGATAACTGCGCAAACCAGACCACGTAATAACGGCACTTGCATTCGTATTTGTATCCGGGTCGACTGGGTTATAAACCGTAGTACAAATGCGTTCTTGATCTACGTCATACTCACAACTTGTGCCTGGCAATGTTGCGTCAACATATTGCCCGCGCACTTCATATTGCCCCTCCGGAACATCAAACTTTAATCCAATTCTATAAGGGGTGCGGGTGTCATTAGCGATTATCCATGTAGTTAAATTTAACCAGGTAGAAGAGCCAACCAGCCTGTATTCAAAAAGCAACGTTACTCTTAAGGCCTGAAATCCCTTTTTGCCGGTATAAAAAATCAATCCGTTAATATCAATGCCAATCGAGGTGGTATTAATAGAGGTCGTGCGTTGCACCCATGTGTTATCAAGCTCAAGCGTACCGCCGGGTACAGTATCAACATTGGCTGGAAACAAATTCAACTTGCCACCCTGCGCCTCTAAACTTTCCTCAATAACAACGTCTTCAAAACTGGTAATGGGCGTATCACCAATTTGATAATTGCTTAATATCAAATCACTTAAACCAAAATGAAACACCTGAAATAAATACTGATCTTCGCCCCTTATTTCTGTATAGGGTTTTACTCCTAAATCAGCCACCACTTTATGCGTGCCCATTACCAAACTTAGCGGCTGAAAAAGCCGCGCTCGGTTAGCGCCATTGGTTATTGAATAAGTTGGGCTGGTGTTATCACCAAAATCCGGCGGCTCCGGAATGGGCACCAATGCGTTAACCAGTAACAGACCGCCTATAGCAACAACAGCGGTTCCCACAGCCGCACTGGTTCCCGTCATAAAACCAACCCAACCCGCCAGTGTGCCCTGCGACAATGCCAGTACGCCAATCGTTAAAATAATGCGCAATGGATCTGAGCCACCTTCACCGCCGCCCTGCACCAATGCCCGTATGGTAATCAGGTCGCCGCTTTTAGGCACAACACTGGACCACTGCTCAACATCGATGCGCCGATCATTTAACTGCAGAATTACAGGCGTATTAAATTCAATGCCCACCCGTAGTAAATAATCTTCAATTGATTCATCAGGTAAAAAAGGAAATGAAATTATTTGCCGGTTTGCCGCAGCTGAAATGGGGTGTGGGCTATACACCAGTCGAGGCTGTTTTATTGGCGCAAGTTCATTTTTAGACACTGAGTTTTCGGGCATTACTTCCACCGATAAAACCCCTCAAGCACTAAGCCTAAGTTTTGTAACTCGCGCAGCTTATGTAAACAGGTGCACCCAGTATTTCGCATTGCGTGCAAGACACTGGGCTCACCGTTTGCATAACAATAAATTCCAATGTGATTAATGCGCCCCCGGCTTCGCATTAGCACCGCATCACCCTCAGCAGGTTCACTCGTTTCATCGGCAAAATCACTTTGTAAATCACTAATCTGATTTGATATACCGCGAACACCTGCGCCACGAGTCGTTGGCAAATTAATCTCACGCCCAAACTGTTCGTGCAGCACATGTACAGCAAGCTCTGCACAGTCGTACTCACTGTAGGGGGTACCTACATACTTACTCGCCCAATGTAAATAAACGTCAGGCATTAAAATAACCCCGGAGCAATTTCAGGGCGGTAATTTACTGTAACCGCAGGCCGGTTTAAAATATCATCAAAGCTCAGCACACCGCTTACTTCAATTTGCGTCATGCTTACATCATCAAGCCCCAGGGTAATATCAATTTCTAATACATCCGGATCAGAGCGCAGCACCTGCATTAAACGCACCTCCGCATCTTTACCACCCCCTGTGCTTTCTATCCAGCTCGTGAGTTCACGCCCCACATTATCTATTGCCAGGCGCGCACGAGGTTGTCCCTGGCTTAAATCATCTGGCAGGGTTGCACGAAATGCCATGGCCGAATAAACACTACCATTCACAGTAATATCCTGTGTGTCATTCACCACACGAACGGGGATGGCCAAGCCTGAGTGCGTAATTTCTAGTAGGGTTAATGGCAACTCTTTTGCGTTGCTATTAACCGCATCTTTATAACTTGATGAAACATTTCTAGGCATTAGCTTTCCCAACCTTCAAGTGTAAAGCTCACCTGTGCACCTAGCTCAGCGCCATCACCCTGCGAAGTAAATTTAGTTGAGTAAAGGCTGCTTACCAGGCGCATTTGTTTTACAGCACCATCTATCGGGTCGGTCCAGTCAAAGAATAGTCCGCCACGGGCCTCTGCTTTAAACCAGATTTTAAAGTTTGCATATTCAGCGAGTGTAAAAAAATAGTTAACGTCACGGGGTACCATCACCCGGCTTTTAATTTCACTTTCCTTTACAAAACCATCCTCCATTTCAGTACGTTGCACCGGTGATTGCGGAGCCTCACTAAAACCCGCTAATATGTGCTTACCATAATTCGGAAATGCCATTATGCAGAACCCTTAATTGCACGGCGAATAGGTCCACCACGGTTAAAATCATCTAAAAATACTTTCACAACCATACCGTCTACATCAACCGATGCCTGCGAGTCAGTAACCTCTGCCGGTGTTCCGTTTTTAATAATTTCAACACTGACTTTTCCAGTAGCACCCTGATTTAATTTATGCCGGGGGTCGTTACGAGTAAGCACCTCTTCACCACGTTCCAAAATAGTGGGCACTTCATTGGGTTTTAACCCGGCAATGCCACCGGTATGGTATTTTCTTGCACCTAAAAAAACAGCAGGGTTTACGGTTTTTATGGCTGCGGTTCCACTGCCAATAATGCCGCCGGTGTGCGCGCTTCCAATACCAATACCAAGACCTGGTAAAATGGCGCCAAACAAAGGTGCAGTAATCGTTTGTTGAATAGCAATACGCAATAAATCACTAATAATAGAATCGGCTAGGCTCTTAAAATCAAGTTTTCCTGTTTGCACCATATCGGCCAGCGTATTGGTAAACTGATCACCCCAGCCGCGTGTTGCTGCAATTAGCTCTTTCATGGTGTCTGAACCTGTTACAGCAAGCTCATCAAACTCTTCATTAGCATTAAACACAGCACGACTGTAAGTATCCCAGTCAATTTTTCCCTGTTCTAAAAGCAGATCCA